CGTTTGGTCATTTGCAAAAAAATGATTACCTTTGCACTATCAAAAATAAAATAACAATTTAAAAGATAAGAGCAATGAAAAAGGTAATAGTTGAAATAAGTCTCAGAGACACAAGAAAGGCTTACTCGAGAATGGAAGGTTATAATTTTATAACTGGAAATGGTAAATGGACCTCATCAAATGTTTACGAATCGTCTGAATTTGACGCAGACGATGAAGATGAAATGGACGTATTGGAAGATTTGCGAGATACTATCGAGAACATTCTTTCTGATTGTGAATACGAAATAAATGAAGTAGAAATCTAAAAAAATACATAAGAGCAATGAAACTGATTACGAAAGAAATTAAGAAGAGACTGGAAAAATATCCTCTCTACTCACAGGATGGCAAAAAGGAAGAAGCCATCTGTCAAGCAAAGTTCTTCCTTTGTGTTGGTGCATGGTCTTGGTTCATATTGGAAGCAGACCTAGAGAACAATATCGCCTACGGAATCACTATCAATGGAAGTGGTGAAGGCGAGTACGGCTACACAAGTTTAACCGAGTTGCAGGGGCTAACAACTAAGTTAGGCTTAACCGTAGAGCGAGATACCTCATTCTCCCCTACTCCACTAAAGGATATTGATAACGAATATCTAAAGAAGTTTCTTAAGAAAATGTACGCTTGAAAATAATTTCTCACTTTTTTCAAAAAACTATTTGTTGATTAAATAATTTTATCTATCTTTGCAAAAAGTTACAAAAAAATGAAGATTTATACATCATACTTCTCAAACGGAGCTAAGTTAGCAAAAGCTGGTATCATGATGATCGGTATTGCCCTCTACCCTCCGAAATGGTTTACAGGATTGTCAAACAAGTACGTGTCACCATCATGGGACATTCTTCACAACTCCAAATCTAAAGAAGATTACGTACAACGTTTCAATTCTGAGATATTGGCTCATCGGGACCCAAAAGCATTTCTCTCAGCAATAGAGAAAATGGCAAATGGAAAAGATGTAGCTCTATGTTGCTTCGAAAAGCCAGATGATTTTTGCCATCGCCACCTAGTAGCAAAATGGCTGAATGAAAAGTTGGGAATACAGGTCGAGGAATTTGGAATTTCCAAGAATCCTGTTTACTCGGAGCAAAGCTTGTTTTAGGAATTCCTCCTTTCAAAATACCCACAAGGGTTGACGGCTCGGAAAGACGAGCATTTTTGCGTGTATAGAATATTGTTATTATAAGCGGAGATAGCTCAGTTAGCAGAGCGCAGTGATACCATCACTGAGGTCGTTGGTGCGGCTCCAACTCTCCGCTCTTTTGCGGGTATAGCTCAGTCGGTCAGAGCGTCACATTCCCAATGTGAAGGTCGAAGGTTCGAGTCCCTCTAGCCGCTCTATTTTTGTAGAATTAAAATAAAAGAGCATGAAAATAGCAGTTATAGGAACGGGCAACGTGGGAGTAGCTTTTGCCGCAGACCTCTCTATTAAAGGTCATGAAGTTACACTCCTAAAGACATCTTCATACAAATCAGATGCCTTTGATAGACTTATCAAGAACGGCAAAAGGGTTTTTCTTAAAGAGAAATCAACTTATATAGAAACTGCAATCAAAGAGGTTTCTAAAGACCTCAGTAAGGTTGCAGAAGCAGAAGTTATATTTTGTACTATTCAGAGTAACTTCTATGAGGGTCTAGTAGAACGTATACATCAATACCTTCACAATAATCAGATTGTTGTCTGTATCTCTAGTTACGCATCCTCTTTCTATTTTGAGAAACATTGCAGAAAACTACCAATGTTAGTTGAAGCAACAGGTCCATATTTGGAAGGACGAGTAGAGTTGGATGATAAACCAAACGAAGTTGTTTTTCGTGTTGGTTATAGGCATGAAGTTATTCCTGTAGCATGCTTTTCTAATCATGATACCTGCATGGAGAAACTGCATAAAATTAGCAAAGGTTTTATAGCAAAATATTGCGTGCTTGAATCTGCATTACTCAATCCAAATATGGTATTGCATACGATAGGTTCAATTATGAGTATTCCGAGAATAGAATATTCAAAGGGAAATTTCTGTATGTATCGTGAAGCATACGCAAGAGGAAATGACTCCACTATCAATCTATTGATGAGACTTGACGAAGAAAAGATGAAAGTCTTAAAAAACTTGGGCTTTTTCAAAACAAGCGTATTTGAAGCAGGAGGTTTCAATATGTCAGACCCAATAGAGAGTTTGCATCGTTACTCAGAATCTAGTGATAGAGCCATCAGCCCAACATCTGTTCACTCACGTTACATCACAGAAGACGTTTCAGAGGGATTGGTACTGATGGAAAGTATTGCACTTCATATAGGCTTAGAGTTACCTGTTACATCATCCCTCATTACGCTTGCAAGTGTAGCTTTAGGAATAGACTTCCGTAAAACAGGAAGAACTATTCAGAGATTAGGTATTATTAACGAAATAGATATGCTTCATGAATGTAGATAGCGATATAAAAAACAGAACATTTGGTATTGAAATCGAAATGTGCAATCTTGAAAGGGCGAAGGTAACTTTGCCCGAAGGTTACTCCTGGAGCAAGGAAGAGAGCATTGATAATACCGATTGTTCAAGCAATAAGCAGTTTGGTGGAGAGGTGAATACCCCTCCACTACATCTTTGCTGCCTAAAAGAGCTGCATGACCTCCGTTCTGTATACGAATCGATGGTTGCTGCAGGTGGCAAGATTAAGTGGAGTATAGATACTCATGTCCATATATATGTAGGCGATTTGACAGTCGATCAGCTAAAGAAAGTATATCTATTCTTTTATGTCTGCTATCCATATTTTAAAAGATATGCCAAAATTTCAGATTGGGATGAAAACATATTCAATGCCAAACCTATTCCTACAGAAAAATATTTCGAAGGAGTAAAAAATGCGCAGACGTTTGATGATTTACAAACTCTCTTCACTAATCAGTCTAAGAAGGGATTCATTCGTCATGCAGTGAATATTTCTGCATACTTCAAGACGAAGACGATAGAATTTAGAACGTTCCATGCAACTGATGATTTCTATCGAGCTATGAATTGTGTGTATTCTGCATATCGCATATTCTATTACGCTATAAGCCACGAATTGGAAGATTATCAATCTATAACATCTTACAAGCAATTTTGTGAGGTTACAGGGCTTAAATATGATACTCCAGATGAGTTATGCCCACTCCTATATCAAGGTAATCCATATAGCGCAATAGAAGCTTTTATGACTATGCCTTTGCCATACAATTCTGAAATGGTTTCTGCTCTATATGATGCTGTAAAAGCTAACGGGCACAAGGAAATCTGCATAGTAAATGGCTTTATGTATTACTATGAGTTATTCTTCCTTGATAAGGTGGAAGTATCTATATATTGTCAAGATGCTTACTGCTATCTGCTCTATATGTTGGCAAATGGTAAAACATCACTAACATATAAGGATAAGCTTGCATGGTTGGAGGACTATAACAATCCTACACCATCAAGACAGCTTGCGCTAGCTCTTTATGCCGTGAAACTGCAAAAATATTTCATGAGTGAATCGGCAAGAAATAGTGCCATCTTCGAAGCGTTGAAAATTAAGGCAAGGGAATCTATCGAGAAAACCGAGAAGGCAAATGAGCGATTGATGAGATTGCTCACTACATGTGATTTCCATGTTGGAACACTAGAAGAAGCCATCAAGAACAAGAAGGTAATCTTCTTTAATTACGGAAGAATAGAGAAGAAGCAGAAGAGAGCATTCAAACTCATTTCTGAAAATAGTGACTTGAAATCAGATTTTTCTGTTGCAAGGAACGACTACTATAATCTTGTGGAAAGTATTCCGAGTGATAGTTATTTCTACTATTTCAGCAACAGCCCTTATCTGAGAAACCTGCATAAGATAGCTATGTGGAATAATTCAAGTGGGGAAAGACGGTCTGCAGGAAGGTTCCTCTATTGTAATAAGCCAACTGCACAAAATAATGCAAGCACCTCATATTCTTCATACAGAATCGAATGCAACGAGATTGTACCTCCCGATGATTTGGAGATTACAGACGCAAGCAAACTGATGATTGAACGGGTAACCCCACCTTTACTTCATTGCTTGCAAAAGAAGTATATCAAGAAGGTGGACCAATGTAGTGTCTGTCAATTTGCTTTTGTGGTGAAATACGACAAATATACACTAGGTGGATTTGGTTTTACGCTACCTCAACACAAGGGGTATGATTTGTTTCAGTTAACGGACTTCTGCACGAATAACGCAATCCCTCGATTGAGTAAACTCATATTGTATTGCATTCAGTCTGTAGGCGTTCAAAGATATTTGAGCAGAAGAATGCGCAAGCTTTGCGAGAAGGTTATATCCTGCGCTTATACTCATAAGCCAGTGAGCATGAAATATCGTGGCGTGTACAAAAAAGTGAAGGAACACTGCACATCATCTTATCTTGCTTACGAAGGAATACTTGGCATATACCCTACGAATAAGGAAATCATTGAGAAATATCAAAAATCGTTGAAGAATGGAAAATGAAGATAGATGGAAATACGCAAAAGTTGATATAAACCTCATAGATGAGGTAGAAATCAATGCAAATGAAATGTCGGGTGAAGACTTCGCCCAACTAACAGACAACATTGCTAAGTCTGGATTGAGTAGTGTGCCTACCTGTATCAAGAAGGATAATGGTAGATACATCATGATCAGCGGTAATCATCGTTTGAGGGCATGCAAGAAACTGCACTATAAAATGCTAGGCATCTTATATGTAGAAGAGAGCGAGATTACAAATGATGAAGCTATTGCTATTGAATTATCTCACAACTCCCTTCATGGTGAAGCTAATGTTAGCATCTTGAAGAAGTTGTTTGCATCAATTCAATCTATCGACTTCAAGAAGTTTGCTCATGTGAACATCGACGAGATTAAGCCAATAAGCACAGAGGGTATAGATGTATATGCCATGCAGGAGAATTTCGTATTCACCATCATCCTCTACCCTAGTTCATTTGCTAGTCTGGACACATTGTATGGAGACATTCGTGAGCAAGCACGCAAAAGTGATGCTCTCGTTCTAGCTTCCGAAGAAGATAACGAGAAGACCCTGCTTAAGATTCAACAGGACATAGGTAAGGAGTTTGGTATTAAATCTCCAAGCATCACATTTGCAAAGTTGCTAGAGCTAGCGAGTGAACGTTTAATCGAAATAAAGGAAGGAGAAAAAGAAAATGATTTGGAGCATAACAAGTAAAGAAGAGATGGAGAATTATGGAATTTCTTCCGTCTTCAAATATTATAGAGAAGCCTTAGGAAAAGATAATGTCAAACTAGCTGTTGTAGATGAAAACGATAAGCTAGACTTCTTACAAAAGGAAGATGTGGCATTACTTAGAACCGCAAGTGAATCTCTCATCAAGACTATCCGAGCAAAAGGTGTAAAAACAACAGCAGAGGATTTCTTTAAATACGAATTGGTTAAGGATAAGGCAAAGGTCTTCCGTTTCCTTTGTAGTTGCGGTATTAGGGCACCGAAACAATATCATTTATCATCATTACAAGAAGGTAAGACATATTTTGTTAAACCTAGATATGGAAGTGATAGCTTTGGTATATCGGAGAAAAGCATCTGTCGTACCCCAAAAGAGGTAATGGAACAGGTGAAATACCTTAAAGAAGAGTTCGGAATGGAAAGTATTGTTGAGGAGTATATTGCTGGATCTGATTGCACGGTAACCTGCATTAATAACCAAAAATATATACTTCTGTGTTCGATTTCTATTGATTGCGATGAAACCAATGGCATCCAAACCCGAGATTGCAAAGTTGGTTTTAAGGAATGCTGTTCTGCAATGAATGATGACAGGTTAATGAGTTTGGCAGGGACTATATTCCATTACTTAGGATTGAAATCTCACGCAAGAATTGATTTCCGTAAGGGAATAGATGGTAGATATTATCCTATAGATATCAATCTGCTTCCTGGACTTGGACCATTAGACCATCTTTCGAAATCACTTTTGTTGTGTAAGAATATGTCGTATATAGATGCTTTGAAAGCTGTCATAGCATCTGCAAGTTAGAAAGGTTGATTATGACAAAGGTAAGAAGAACAGAATTAAAAAAGATTGCCGCTGCTTACGAAAAGAAGGGCGGCAATATGGCTGCTACGGCAGTAGCTTTGGGCATTACACGCCAAGCCTTATATAACTGGCGAAAAGAGGATGAGAAGTTAGCCAAGATGTTGGATGATATAGATGAAGGCATTCTTGACTTTACTGAAAGCAAGCTGGTCGAAAAGGTGAACGAAGGTAATCTAACTGCAATCATCTTCCTTCTGAAAACTAAGGGCAAGAAGCGTGGCTATGTCGAGCAAGTAGATAACAGATTACTAGAAAACCCATTCGAGAAGTTAATGAAGGAACTTCCCGATGATGAAGAAGGGTAATTATGGACAACGGAGAATTGTATATACCAGACTGCTTGTTTCCAACGGACAATCCGTTGGAGATACCATGTTTGTTGTCTGATGTGCAACCTCAGTACATAGAAATCCCATTCTATTGCTTTGGTGAGCAGGCAAGAACAACGAACATGAATGGCAGGGGAACACTCCACTTCTATACTGATGATTATAGATTCCGGTCAATCTATGAGAAGCCAGAGAAGATTTTGAAGTATAACCCTGGTAGCATTATTGAGCCAAACTTCAGCTTATCAAATGATACTCCAATAGCTTTTGGTATGCAGGCTATCTACAAGAAACGCTTTCTTGCGAGAGCTATGCAGGAAAAGGGGATTGGTGTATTTGTTGACTTAAATGTGGCTCCTAAGTTCTATAAGCTGAATTTGATGGGTGTCCCTAAAGGTTACTCATCATTCGCCACAAGGGGGTGTACAGACCGATTAAATGAACTGCAATTTGAATACGAAATTGCCAAGTTCGTAGCAAATGGCAACAGATTCAGATTCATCGTTTATGGAGGTGGTAACGTGATTGAGCAGTGGTGTAAGGAAAATAATGCCGTCTATGTAACACCAATCATCATCATCAAGAATAAGTTGAAAGCTTTTGAAAAGATGAAAGATACCATCGGTATGCTTGATCTTGATGCAAAAGCAAAATACCAAGAGCTGAAAAAGACCTTGTATGATACTCAAGTAAAGAACTTCTCTGTAGAAGATATGCTTGATAACATGCAGGATTTCCCAAAGCTCTCAAAGTAGTTTATTATAGTTAGTAATTAAATTGTTAGGTTATGGGTAAACGAAGTAATGGCACAAGAGGGACAAACAGTTCTTCAGCAAGCAAGAGCCGTAAGGCAAGTGGTGGGGTGAGCGAGCTTGATAGAAAATTTCCTAATTGGAACATAAATTTATTCATTTCAAAGACACCCTATGGAGTCGAAGAAGCCGTTATTGGTTCTTTTCATAGGGTCTATGGAAAGAAATACAGCCTCAGTCAAGAAGTTGGTGATATTGATAAAACATTTAAAGAACTTGGGAAAGATGTATATGTTGACATAAATTCAAGCATTAACACGCCACAAGATTTCTTGAATAAACAAGATGTTGCAAAATACATGTCATCAAGAAATTATGACGGTATCAAGGCTTTAAGATACACTGATGGTAATAGTGAAAGAATAATGATTGTTGATGGAAATCATCGTTTCGTTGCCGCAAAGCTCAATCATGAGAGAAAGGTTAAAATGAGAATAATCGAATAAAGTGTTTGTTTATAGGGAGATTTATATTATTGATGGTTATCATCGAGTTGCAGCAGCCATACTTAAAGGAAACAAGAAAATACGAATATTATTGAATTAGCAATATGTCAGAACAGAAAGCAATAAAAAAAATGATTGCATGGCGCAATGATTGGTGTCTCTTCGCCAAGGAAGTCTTGAAGGCTCGCCTTGACGAAGAGCAAAAGGCTATATTGCGTTCTGTTCAGAAGAACAAAATGACAACGGTAGCCAGTGGAACTGCAAGGGGTAAGGACTTCATCGCTGCCGTAGCCGCTTTATGTTTTCTATACCTCACTCCTCGCTTCGGCAAGGATGGTAGTTTGGAAAAGAATACCAAGATTGCCCTTACTGCACCGACAGGAAGACAGGTGACGAATATCATGATACCAGAAGTGGCACGTCTATACAAAAAGGCAGGCTTCCTGCCTGGTCGTTTGCTGTCAGATGGTATCAGAACTGATTATGAGGAATGGTATCTGACAGGCTTCAAATCTTCAGCCGACAACACAGAGGCTTGGTCGGGATTCCATGCTGTAAACACCATGTTCATCGTAACTGAAGCATCCGGTATCTCGGACACCATCTATAATGCAATCGAGGGTAACCTGCAAGGTAACTCTCGATTGCTATTGGTATTCAACCCAAACGTTACTACAGGGTATGCAGCCAACTCCATGAAGTCTCCCCGATTCAAGAAGTTTAGATTATCATCTCTCAACGCAGAGAACGTAGTAAGCAAGAAAAACATTATCCCTGGTCAAGTTGACTATGAATGGGTAGCCGATAAGGTCTCAGCATGGGCACAGAAGATCAGAAAGTCTGAGTTTGATGAGGGTCGTGGTGATTTTGTGTGGGAAGGTGGATATTACACTCCAAATGACCTTTTTCGTGTTAAGGTTCTCGGTATGTTTCCGAAGGTTTCCGAAGATACCCTCATTCCATACGAATGGTGCGAGATTGCACATAGAAGATGGAAGGAACTTAAAGATAGTGGCTTTATCACCCATAAGCCAATACGATTAGGTGTCGATGTCGCAGGTATGGGGCGCGATAGGTCTTGCTATGTTCCACGACAAGGAAACTATGTTTCAGAAATCAAGTGTCATAATTCGGGTGGTCATGCGGACCACATGGCAGTCGCAGGTCAAGTCGCGCACTACCTAAGTTTGAGTTCCAAGAATAAAGCCTTCATTGATACCATAGGAGAAGGTGCTGGAGTTTATTCAAGACTCATAGAACAAAAGTATTTAACTGCATTCTCTTGCAAGTTCTCGGAAGGCGTGAGAAACAAGCATGATGTGACAGGCTGCTACTCTTTCGCTAACATGAGGGCTTATTTGTTTTGGTGTATACGTGACTGGCTCAACCCAAAGAATGGATTCTTTGCAGCACTCCCACCTGACGATGAGTTGGATCAAGAATTGTGCGAAGTGCATTGGCTGTTTCAGTCAGATGGTTCAATCATCATGGAACCAAAAGACGAAATCAAGAAGCGTCTGAAACGTTCTCCCGACAAGATGGATGCCCTTGCCAACACCTTCTATCCATACGACTTCGATAGAGACAATGATTTGCAATTGTTAAATAGTATAGTATAAATTTGCAAGATACAGAAAAGTTTTGTAACTTTGCAGCCGAAACGTTACCTTTAACGTTTCATTGCTCTTAGTGCACTCCGACCGTGAGGTTAGAGTGCATTTTTTATTTAATATAAAGTAATTCAGAAAAAGACTATACACTTCAATATAAGCCTTTCTAAGCGGTTCATTTTTTATCTCCATATAACTTATACCATTTTTAAGAAATAGACTTACATACACAAAATTAATAGTTTGATATAAGTGTCTAAGTATCAATAAGTTAAACTAAGTTAGCAAAAAGCACTTTATGCTCAAAACGTTTGGTCATTTGCAAAAAAATGATTACCTTTGCACTATCAAAATAAAAATAACAATTAAAAGATAAGAGCAATGAAAAAGGTTAAAGTTTACACAGTAGAAGCGTTAGAGAAGCGAATTACAAAGGCTTTGAAAAAGGTCAAGTTCGGCTACCAAGAAGGATGCTTGATTGAAGCTACAGATGCAGAGTTTAGTATCTACAACTTCAACACTGCACTTTGTAATTTACAGCAGAAAGGAGTCGTAGCATACAATGAGAATACAGAAAGCTATGAATTGGTTTAAATTATAGGAGATAAGAGCAATGAACGTTTACACAGAATCTGATAGATATACGGTATTACTTCACGCATTCGACACTTTTGAAGGTGCTTGCGAGTATATTACACACATTATAAATGTAGGGGAGTGTAAGGTTCCCCCTCTCATAAAAGCTTGGAATGGTGGCGTGGTTACAGCAAAATGGATGGCTAAGAAAACTGATAAAGGAATTAAATTTGAATTGTTTAATAATTAAGATAGATATGAATAAGCAAGAATTAAAAGACCTCACCTATAAAATGGTAGAGGAAAGAGTTGATAAGGGGGTTGAGTTGTTTAATAGCTTTGTATTCTTTCCAGTCTTATATGACGAACTGAAAAAGAAGTTCTCGAAAGAATACTGCGATATGTTCAGAAACGTTGTTCTAGACACCTGCATTCTTTATCCAGATTGGAAGGAACATGAAATCTTGCAAGAGGTTGCTTCACAATTCGAGAGTCATGGAAATGTTTAATAGGAGGAAATGAATATGACAGTATATGAATTATCTGAACTTCAGAAAGAAGAACTCAAAATCGAAATGTTGAAAGATAAGTTTGTTGGGTACAAACTTTCATTCAGAGAGTTAGCATGTGCTAATGAGCTCATCAGCGACCGAGAGTTGTTCGGAAGATATAAGGATCAGACCTTTACAGATAAAGACTTCATCGTATCACGCTAAATGAAATCGTATGGAAAACAACTGCACAACAATAGAAGAGCTGAAATCCGTAACCACGCAGGTTGGCGGTGATGAATGGAAAGATTTCTTCTCACTCATCAAAAAAGGCTCATATAGCCTATATGGTTTTCATCAGTTTCTTAATGAGAGACCAGACCTATGCTTATTAATTCAAGGTATAGGAGATTACCAAACTGCCATTAAAGCTACGTTAGACGAAATCGGATTGAATGATGGTGATATAAATGGACCAGGAGGAAATCATCTTAAATTAATTGTGGCGGATCAGATAGGATTCATAGTGTATGAAACGAAAGTTATGAACTTTTAAAAATAAGATAGAGCAATGGAAGAGAACGTTATCATAGCAATGGATGCCGAAAAGTCTAAAAAGATAAAAGGCATTCCTTCAAGTTGGGACTGGGAGGATATTCATTTCTACCTCATTACTGAATTGGGTTTCAGTTTTGATGTTGTGTTCAATTATTCAAAAGACATAGAGGAGGTATCTTATGAAGGATAATGCAAGAACTATCAAGTACGATTCTATCACATCATACGCAAAGGAATATGGGGTAGAATATCTTAGTAACGAGAACCTTATTGCTTCAATTATCGGTATAGACCATATGCTACAGGGTAATGAACCAATAAGAAAAATCTTTGATGGTAGTCATTCACTGAGAAAGGCAAGCAAGAGAACACTGCAGGAGCTTACATCTATCAAAGGAATAGGCGAAAAGAAGGCTACCGCTATACTCGCTGCATTCGAACTTGGCAGAAGATTTATGAAAGAGAAGTCGCAAGAACTTACAGATTTGGGTAGTTCCCTCGACATCTACAACTATATTTTACCATACGTCAAGGATTTAGAAATAGAAGAATCTTATCTGTTCTGTATGGATAACAACTTCAAGTTAATCAAAATGGTTCGATTGTCACAAGGTGGAATATCAGAAACCACTATAGACGTAAGAATTGTGTGTAAAGAAGCTATCTCCTGCAATGCCGTAATAATAGCATTGGTTCACAATCATCCAAGCCCTAACTGCTTTCCATCAAAATCTGACGATGAGATAACATATAAGATACAGAAGGCTTGTGAAATAATGAGATTGTATTTTATGGACCACGTTATCATCAGTAGCAAGTCCGACCAGTATTACTCTTACCACGACAAAGGGAGACTATAGGCTACAAGCCGATAAAATACCTCAAACCCATAATTACATACCAAAAGAATCTAACTTAAACACAGAAGATATTTTGCACGTTTAAGTGCATTTTTATTGCATCTTATCTTCCAAGGGAGGGCTGTGAAGTTCTCCCTTGTTTATTGAAATGAAAATAATTTCTCACTTTTTTGCAAAAACTATTTGTTGATTAAATAATATTTCGTATATTTGCACCCATAAAAGCGTGTGAAGATGCACGTGACAGAACTTTTCGTAACATTGCTCTTACACCGAGTTCTACGTTTGGTCTGCCTGCATTTCGCTCGCAGACCATTTTTTGTTAAATATAACTCAACAAGCAATGAACAAGTATTACAGAAAAGTTCTTGAAGCACTGAAAACCAATCGAGACATTAAGGCATTGGGGTTCAGTCGTAAGGAGTTAAAGGGTGTTGCCGCCAATGTTGCCAACAAACTTCAACTCAAAGATGATGCTACTGACGAAGAAGTTAGTGAAGGTATTAGTGACGCAATTGATGATGTCTTGCCGTTACTCCAGTTAACTCAGTCCGCAGCAGACCGCCAAGTCTCAGAGTACAAAAACGCTCATCCTGCACCAGATGACGATCCAGATCCAGATGACGATCCAGATCCAGATGACGATCCAGCACGTAGAAGTCCGTCACGGAAGGGCAAGAAGGGCAAGAAGGATAGCGATGATGATGACTCCGCTACCCTCACCGCAATCAAGGAACTTACAAAGGCTGTTGCTACACTCCAAGGCGATGTAACTGCATTGAAGTCTGGCAATACCACAAGCAGCCGTACCGCAAAGGTAAGGGAACTGCTGAAAGACACAGGTAAGTTCGGAGAGCGTCGGCTTAAATCTTTCTCTCACATGAAGTTTGAGAATGAAGAGGAGTTTGAGGACTACCTCGATGAGTTGAAGGAAGATATTGAGGAAGAGAACAAGGAAAGACTTGAAAAGGGTCTTGAAAAGCTTGGACGAATCCCTGCTCCCGATACCAAACCTCAGCCAAAGGAGGAAGATAAGTTAATGTCTGATGATGAAGTCAAGGAGCTGGCTAAGATGTAATCATCTATTGTTTCACTAATAAATTATTAGATTATGGTAGCAGAAGACTACAAGCCAAAAACCAAAGGCTACGACATGGGTAAGGACGCTGTGGTTATCCGTCAGTATCTCGGTGGTATCACAGGCGGTAGAGCACTCGACTACGCCAACTTCAAGGATGAGGTTATTCAGGCAGGTCACATCATTGTCCGCAAGAAGGTTGATGATGTTTATGAGTATTCTCCACTTGAAACCGAAGATGGCAAGTACAAAGACAAGGCTAGCGAAGCAGAATTTGCTGGTGTTGTCGTTCGCTCACGCATGAAGGGTGAAGCGGTTGCCATTATGGATAATGGTCGCGTGAATGATGTGGCAATGCCTTATCAGTTCAAGGACGAAACTCAGAGAACCGCCATCAAGACAGCTCTCCCAAGTCTTATTTTTGAGCATGACTAAGTTGTGCTCTAGTTTTTAACTTAAAAGATTGTTTATATGAACGAATCACTTTTTATTCAGTTTATCCGAGCTATCTTCCCTAAACTTAGCTTGTATGTTAAGGAGAAGGAGAATCCGAAGGAGCGTACCTATCTTTACAAGGAGATGCTTACCGATGTGTATTCTCCAGATCAGAAGTGGGAAGGTTCATCAGCTAAGACCACATATGTAGCTGCCGACATCGTTGAGATGGATTCAGACATTCCTTTGAAGAAGCGTGGTCAAATCGCAACCTCTAATGGTAAGTTGCCAAAGATTGCGATGAAGAAGATTCTTTTCGAGTCTGATATCAACAACATCAACATCATGAAGGCTCAGTATGAGAACATTGTAGCGAGAGCCAATTCATTCCAGGCGCAAGGCTTGGTTGAGCAGGCTACATCAACACGACAGGCTGCTAAAACTGCAAAGGCTCGTATCATCAACAAGCTCATGAATGATGGTGTCGCTTGCTCTGTCGGTCTCGAAGAGCGTAACGAAATGAACTTCTTGGCAGGTCTCTCTAATGGTATTATTGCCGTTGAAGATGCAGACAATTCGGGTAAGGCTATCCGTGTTGACTATGGATATTTTAAGGCAAACTGCTTCAAAACAGCAACCAATGGTGTTACTACCCGTGATGATTTCGAGAAAATCTTCGATAAGGCAAATGCCGATAACAATACCATCATACAGGTTATGCTCGCTAAGACGCAGATTAAGAAAATCCGCAAGGAGCAATGGGCAAAAGAGCTTGTTGCCGACTACGAGGGTAAGACTTATACCGAAAATACCAAGCTCAAGACACCATCGGAGTCAGCTTTCTCGGAAGCATTCGAGGATGAGTTCGGTGCAGCCATCAAGGTTATCAACCGAACCGTGATTATCGAGAAGAACGGAAAGCCAAAATCAGTTAAGCCATGGAATGAGAATAACATTATCTTCATCTGTAACACCAACGTAGGCTCTTTCGTTTGGGGTACCCTTGCAGAGGACACCAACCGAGTAGCAGGTGTTCAGTACTCTAACGTTGACAGCTACAAGCTTATCTCTAAGTACTCCAAGAATGAGCCATCTTTGCAGGAGGTTACCGCAGGACAGGCTATCTGCTTACCAGTAATCGAGGACGTAGATCAGATTTATATGCTCACTACCAAGTCTGAGGAGGTTGATACGAATGCCGAGTCTACCGATGATACCGACCAGTATACAACTTACAAGGGTAAGAAGTATAAGAAGGCTGACCTCATCGCTGCTTTGAAGGCTGCTGGTGTCAATGTGAAGACTAACTCAACCGATGAGACTCTGATTAAGGCTCTCAACTCACTCAGCGATGAGGAGGAAGCCGAAGTTCTCTCTAAACTCACTCCAGAGGTTTAATTTGAATTGATATGAAGACAATAAAGCAAGCATTGATTGATGAAATCCACTACCCTATCCCTTTAGGATTCGTGGAGAATAAGATGATAGAACGTCAGCTTAATGGTGATGATGAATATACATTTGAGGTCGCTCAGTCCAAGGAATGGAAAGGTGCGCTTGCTGATTGTCTGTACTCTCTCATACAAGCTGTAAGCTTATCCGAGTCAGACAAGAGCATAGGAACACTATCTGACAAGGATAAGGAAAGGCTGCTAGTACGAATAAATGCTTTATACAAAACCATCGGTGAATCCCCTGCACTGGGTCAACCGATGGTTTATATAGGAGGTTAAGATATGGCTGTATTGGATTTCGCTGCTCATACCCTAGATTACCTACACGTAACTGATGGGTATGAAGACGATAACGGAGACTATGTTGAAGGCTCAGAAGAATGGGTGGAGAACTATTGTAAGTGTGATATTGTTCCTGCAGGCAAGGCAAACGTTATCACTATCCCCGATGGTTCTGCAAAGAACTATTCCTACACCATCTACAACCTTCCTAGAGCATGCCGTGATTTCGAGTATGGAGACAAAATCCGTGTAAAGCTCTTCGGAAACGAAGTGAAGGAATTTGTCGTACTCGGCTTTCATCGTTATCAACTGCAATGTAAAATATGGGTATAAAACTCTCAACCTCTCAGTCTGCGCTCGATAACTTTTTTCAGTCCGCTATGGCGATAATAAAGCAAGAAATCCTCACTGCTTATGCCAAGCTAGGAGAAGAATGTAATGCAAGGATAAGAGACCGCTCGGCAGAGGAAAGTTGGATAGACCATACAGGAAACCTACGAAGCTCCATCGGTTATGCCATCTTTGACTACGGAAGGAAACAAGTAGAATCAGCCTTCGCTTCCATAGGCAATGGTTCTAATGGTTCACAAGAAGGAAGACAAATGATAGCTGACCTAGCCAAGGAATACTCACAGGTTTACGCATTGGTAGTAGTCGCGGCTATGAACTATGCAGACTTTGTAGAAGCTAAAGAAAATAAAGATGTGCTTGCATCCACTGAGTTATGGGCTCGTTCCGTCGTTGATGGTAAACTAAAGCTCGCTGTGGATAAAGCTGTAAGTAGAATCAATCAGATAAAGCTATGAAATCGGATATTGATATTAAGGATGATGTGTACAACATTATCTCTTCTTCGAAATTAAAGACTGCTGTAACAGGTAGTCTTTGCAAGCGAGGAAGACCATTCTATGGAACAGGTACAACTGGCAAGGAAGATATTTGCATCTCAGTGCTAGCAAATCAAACCTCGCAAATCCAAGAAGCTTTTGTGAATGTAAACATCTATGTTCAAGATCAAGCTATCACAAAGAAAGGCAATACCCGAAAGGAAGAGAACACGGCAAGGCTCCGTGAGTTATGTCAACTCTCTTTCTCTACCTTCGAAGCAGTTCATGGATCAGATTTCCGCTTGTCTATGAGTGAACAGAGGGTAATAGCTTGCGAGGGCACAAGTGAGCACATCATTAATAACAAATTATTGTATCAAACTATAAACGATTAAGATTATGTCAGTAACAACATGGGGAAAACCATCCATCTATGTTCGTGACCTTAGTGCTGCTACAAACAACTGGAAGAAGCTCGACACTCCAAAGGAGGACACTACCCAGCTGAACCCTACCAAGGGTGATACAACAGAAGCTAAGGAGGAAGGTGGCGGTATTGTCGATTCAAAGACAACTAAGTCCACCTACGAACTCGTTTATCAAGAGTTCATCAAGAAGGGCTTACCTCAGCCATTCCCTACCATTGATGGACTTATCGAAGGAAACTACGCTATCGCTGTTCAGCCGGAAGATGCAGAGAACCCTGGCTGCTATATTGGCAATTCAACCGTCAGCGTAGAGGAATCATATTCTTCTGCGGATGGTGCTTTGATGCAGTACACCCACAAGGCTCTTGTTCCAGAGGGTGACGAGGTAGCAAAGACCACCAACAAGAAGGGTGAGACCGTATATTGTCAGTTCCGTTGGCGCATCATCACAGCCAAGAAGGCTAAGGGAAAGACAGACGAATACGTTCTTACATTCAAGCATCCTGCAGGTGCTACAGACACAACAACGGAGATAACTGTTCCAACAAACGGACAAACCGACGGTGACGTTTAAGGCAATATGTTGATTTCCTTTCACCCTTCTGCCGATTGAGGGTTATCAGTCGGCAACCTACCCAAGTAGCTCAGTTGGTTAGAGCGAGACCAAAGTCCGTCACATGAAATCCAGTTGGTCTTTAAAAAGCTGGTTGAAAGACGCAGGTTCGAGTCCTGCCTTGGGTGCTAACAAATATTATTGGCTTATGAAGAATGACATCGAAATTGGCGCTATTATAGCCATGGTGTTAACAGATACACCTCTAGGCATACAGGTAGGTAGAAGACATTTGTTTATCTACCCTCAGACTTTAGGCAAGATGTATTTGACTGCTCCATTGATTAAGCAGCTAGGTATCAAAGATGATAACTTAAAGCTGAATCCCCTCATTGAAGCACTCCGTGTAGTAGAGGAGAATCGAAGTCTTTGCTGTAAGATAATAGCCTACCACACTCTTCAGAAGAAATCCGATATGCTCAGTTCACGCATACTGAAGGCAAGGGAAAACATCATCTTCAAGTTCTGTGATAACGATGATATAGCAACCCTTCTCATCACCATACTCTCAGACAACAAGCTTCACGACATCATCACGGAATGTGGAATAGACAAGGAAGCGGAGCGTATGGAGAAGATAAACCAAGCCAAAGACTCCAGCAATCAGTATGTCTTTGGTGGCAGAACCATTTGGGGCTCTCTCATAGACGCAGCTTGCGAGAGATATAAATGGACCCTTGACTATGTTCTGTGGGAAATATCATACAACAACCTCACGCTTATGATGAAGGATAAGATAACTTCCATCTATCTATCCGATGAGGAAAGAAAGAAGGCTCACATTCCATCAGCAACAGAGAAGGTCTTCAGCGGAGATAACAAAGAGGACATCATGGAGCTGATCAGACAGAGCGAAGAGAATCCAATTTAACCTCCTTCACTAACAAGAACAAAGTAAAGAATAAAGGTTTGGGTGAGGAGGTGCACCTTTACGTAATTGACAGAATAAAAAAATGGCAAGTATCAAGTTTGACATAACAGGTGACAATTCATCCGTACTGAAAGCCTTTCGAGGGGTGCAGGATGGAGTATCACAGACAGCAAGAGCAGTCGAGCAGCAGGGCCAGAGCATTGAGAATGTTTTCAATCGCATCAAGTCCGTTGCATCGGTGGCTTTCGCTGGCTTTACGGCAAAGGAAATCATCAGTACACTGGGTACTGTCCGAGGAGAGTTTCAGCAGTTTGAAATTGCCTTTGAAACCATGCTCGGTAGCGGACAGAAGGCAAAGGGAATGATTTCGGACCTCGCCAACCTTGCTGCTTCTACACCTTTTGACATGAAGGGTGTGGTAAATGGCGCAAAGCAGCTCCTTGCATACGGATTTGCAGCCAACGAGATTACCGATACCATGAGAAGGCTCGGTGACGTATCAGCAGGATTGGGATTGAACTTGCAGGACCTCACATGGCTCTATGGTACCACGATGGTGCAAGGTCGATTGTTCACAAGAGACTTGATGCAATTTACAGGTCGCGGTATTCCTTTGACAGAGGAACTTGCCAAGCAGTTCGGAGTTACCAAGGATAAGGTTTCGGAATTGGTGACAGCAGGTAAGGTAGGTTTCCCCGAAGTCAAGAAGGCTATCGAGAGTCTTACCAATGAAGGCGGCAAGTTCGGTGGATTGATGGAAAAGCAATCCCACTCTATTACTGGACAGATAAGCAATATCCAAGACACCATCGAAATGGCTATTAATGACCTCGGCACACAGACGGAAGGCTTGATGAATGATGCTTTGGATATCACATCTAAGGTTATCGACCATTGGAAGGAGATAGGTGAGGTTATCCTTGCAGCCGCATCTGCCATCGGTCTTTATAAGGCAATGGCAGTTAGTATAGCAGCCTTTGACACAGCAACAACAAATGCAGGATATGCAGCCGAGTTGTCAGCTCTTGAATCTTTGCTCCCTATGAAGGAAGAAGCAAAGAAGACAGACCTTGAAGAAGCAGTAGCCAAAGGTCAGTTATCAGCAGCACAGGCAGAGTTGGTAGCATCTAAGCGTGAAGAGGTCGCGGCTTACGTTGCCGAACTACAGGCGCAGGCAAAAGCAAAGGCAGACGCAGCCACCGCAGCCGCAGAGGAAGTGAAGGCATTGGAGAACAAACTTGCTATGCAGGATAACGAGGTTCAATCACTCCAAGATGCTTACGATGCCCTGGAATCCTATACAGATGGGCAGAAGGTAGAGACAGCAGAAATCAAACTCAACACTGCCGTTAACGAAAGGAACACCATCGCAAAGCAACTCCAAACGGCTAGAGAAACTGCTGCAACCGCAGCCACAGAAGCAAATACAGCAGCCAATACGGCTAACACCGCATCCCAAGGCTTGAATACCGCAGCTACCGCAAGAGACACCGCAGCCAAAGGAATATGGGCACAGGTCACCCTTCTCTGCAAAAGGGCACAGGACGCATGGAATGCTTCTATGTTCTCAAGTCCTCTTTTTTGGATAGCTGCCACCATCGCAGCAGTAACCTATGCCGTATATAAGCTTGCCACAGCAGAATCGGCACATGAAACGGCAGTAAGGAAATCCAATGAAGCATGGGATGAATTTGATAACAAGGTCAAGGAACGTCAGCAGAATATCGAAAGCCTTATCAGAACTATTCAGTCTGAGACAGCTACAGAATACGAGAAGGCAGAAGCTTACCAAAAACTCTCCAATCTCGCACCTCAGTTAACGGAGCAATACTCACAAGCTCAACTTGCATCAGCCGATTTTGCTAAGACGCAGAAGGAAGTTGCCGAGAGCATGGATGAGTTGAAGTACGACAAGGCAGTTGAGGAAGTTGAGAAGTATCGAAAGAAGGTTGAGGAGCTTCAAATGCAACTCAGAGCAGACGCAGCCAATGGCGGTCAAGGTAGCATCGCTATCTCATCACAGATAAACCAAGCCAAAGAAGACCTTGACCAAGCAGAAGAAAAGCTTTCCAACATCATCCAACTTCGAGACCAAGCAGCCGAGAACGCAAAGCCTATCGAAGTTCGCTTGCAAGAAGCACAGGAGAACGAAAGTGTACGTCAAGAAATCTTTGACTTCTATGACGAAGCAATCAATCTGGCCAACGATTGGCAAGCAGCCAACGAAACTATCAACTACGCCACAGGCGAGAGTAGATTGGATGCGTTCATCAATAAGGCTCAGAAAGAGATAGCAGGTCTTCGAGAAGACATCAAGAACAATCCTGCTGATCTGAATCTCCGCATGCAGGAGTCTGAGAAAACAAAGGTTCTGAACAACCTCTTAACGATGAAGCGGAATTGGGCGGTCACTGGCGCTACGACCATTCCTTTGATTTTCAAGGCTCAATGGAACACCGCCAAACAATCCCTCAACCAAGCCAAAAAAAGAGCACAAGCGTTGGCTAACAATGGTTCTACGGAAACCTATCAGCAAGCTTACAACAGGACGCAGCGTGAATATAACGCAGCCAAGAGGAGGGTTGCTGCTATGGAGAGAAATAAGAGCAAATACACCGCCGTTCAGTACGAAACCGCCACCCAAAACTTGAAAGCAGCCAAGGATGCCTACTCGAAACTAGGTGGTGATGTAAGCGGAAGGGCAGCAAAAGCGGCAGTTACAGCTCGTAAGACTCGCATTAAGGAAGAAAACAAGACTATCAAAGCCCAAGAGGAGTTAAACAATCGCTTGAAGGCTTTGCAGCAGAAAAATACAGATGAAACTATCTCCCTCATGCAGGAAGGCACGGAGAAGAAACTTGCTCAAATCAAGAACGACTATGCCAAGCGCAAAGCCGAGATTGACAAGCAGGAAGCAGAGTTCAAGAAGAAGAACAAGGAAGCTGGCAAGAAGGCATCCCTTACCTCTGCTCAGACCAATGCCCTCAATAAGGCTAGAGACCTCGCTACCCAAGAGTATAACAAGAAGCTTGATGAGGTCAACAGGGAAGCCCTCACCTCTATGCGCGACTACTTGAAGGAGTATGGTTCTCTCTATCAGCAGAAGCAAGCCATTGCCGAGGAGTACGAAGAGAAGATAGCCAAGGCTCAGACAGAAGGCGAGAAGCTCTCTCTACAGCAGCAGAGAAAGAAGGACCTCCAAACCATCGAGATAAATGCCATCAGACAGAACATCGATTGGGGAAGCGTCTTCGGAGACTTCGGAGCTATGTTCAAGGACCAACTGGAGCCTACCATTGAGAAGCTGCAAGAGCTCTCCAAGAGCACAACAGATGTTAATGAGCAGAAGACTATACAGGAACTTATCTCCAAGCTACAAGGCTCTGCCACCATCTGGAATAGTGACATCTTTAAGAAGGTTTCGGACGACATCAACTCCTATCAGTCAGCCATGCAGGGCTATATTGATGCACAGGAGCGAGAGATTGAAGCCACGAAAGCTGTCACCAAGGCGCAGGAAGACCTCGCTAAGGCTAAGAAGAGCGGTGACAAGACAAGTATCAACAAGGCTGAAGCCAACCTCTCTAGAGCGCAGGGTGTACTTGTTACCGCATCTAACAACGTTTTGGAGTTCGGTTCATCAGTTCAGAAGGCATCATCAGACTTGCAGACATCTGCACAGAAGGCAGTTTCTCAGTTCCAGCAGCTAGAAAATGGTTTGCAGGGTCTTACATCGGGGTCACTCAAAGGCATAGGAAACTCTATCCTAGGGCTTGACAAGCTTTTCGGGGGTAATATGCAGAAGGACGTTGCCAACACTCTAGCAAAGGGCATCCAAGGGTTGCTCGGTAAAGATAGTGACGCTGCCAAATCTCTGACGAAAGCTTTAGGGGATAGCGGTATGGCAGGTGAAATAATCTCCGCAATACTCGGCATCCTCGATATTCTGAAAGATGGTTTCGGAACACTCATCAGCAACCTCATGGACACGGTCTTTGGCGCAGTAACGGGCATCCTCGATGATGCTTTATCGGGTGACATCGTTATGAAGCCATTGAAGAGTATCGGGAACAACGTTTCTCATATCCTCAACACGCTTTCATTCGGTGGCTTTAATAGTCTGTTCGGTGGAGATGGAAATGCAAAGAAAGTACAGGAAGCTATTAACAACCTCACTTCTTCCAACGAGAGATTACAGAAGTCCATCGACAAGCTGAAAGACACCATGACAGGTACGTATGGTAAAGAGTCCACCAATGCTTACAAGGAAGCCAAGCGGCAGCAGGAGACCTATAACCACAACGTCATGGAGATTGCCAAGCAGCAGATGAGTTATCATGGCTCTCACCATTCTTGGAGCTCTTATTGGAGCGGGTTCAGTAATGAGCAGTTGGCTAAAATCAGACAGAATGTGAAGAGTGACTTCAATGGTGATATTACCACCCTCACACCAGAGGAAATGAAGAAGTTGCTTTCATACCAAGATTTGGTTGACAAGATCAGAGGAACAGGTAAGCATTACAAAGGACGTTCTGCTTACGGAGAGTCGGTTCTTGACAAACTCGAAGACTATGCGGACCTTGCAGGTAATCTTGATGAGCTGACCGAGCAATGGCGCGAGTCTATTACTCAGATTTCCTTTGATAGCATGAAGGATAACTTCATCAGTAACCTCATGGATATGAGTAAGTCTGCACAGGACTTCTCTGATGATTTCGCAGAAATGATGCAGAAAGCTCTTCTCTCCTACTCTATGGAAGACCTCATGAATGGGAAATTGAAAAAGCTCTATGAGGATTGGGCAGATGCAATAGATGCTGCAAATGGAGATTCATCGAAAATCGACATAGACGCATTCAACAAGCGTTACGATGATATTGTCCAGGAAGGCTTGAAGAGACGTGATGATTGGGCGAAGGTGACAGGCTACACTGGTTCCTCATCCTCATCACAGACCGCAACAAGCGGAGGATGGGCATCTATGGGGCAAGATACCGCAGACGAGCTGAATGGTCGCTTCACCGCCCTGCAGATTGCAGGAGAGTCCATCGCTCAGAACATGACTACCACCATATCTCAGATGGAGAGCATCGTTACACTCGGAATCTCAACCAATGGCGCAGTATTGGAGATTAGAAACATGATGATTATGACAAACAGCTATCTCGAAGACATCGTGAAGTATTCAAAGCTCACCTATAATGACTTTGGGACAAAGCTGGATGACATGAACAGAAGATTAAAGGATATTTGACCTCTATAGGCTTTTCGCTCGTCAACCCTTACAACTATACTCAACAATAGAAAAAGCGGCTCACAGCGAAGCCTATGAGGTTATTTAATGATTAAATAGTTATGCTTAAAGGACAACTTTACATAAATGGCAAGGATGCCTACCTTACGTGGGGCATCTTTCTAGACGAAACCGCCCTCAGTGCGCTCATGACCCCTGCACCAAACAAGGAGTTCATCAGCAACAAGTATCGCTCAAAGGACGGAAAGTCGGTTATCAAGCACAATCCTAGATTGGATGAGAGGGAGATAACGCTGCCGTTCAATATGACCGCCAAGGACTCAGATACGTTCTTGATGAACTATGCTAGGTTCTGCGAGGAGGTTCTTGCCAAGGGAGAGTTGGTTATCCGCACCCGATTCCAGCCTAATGTGTGGTATCGGTGCATCTATCTCTCCTGCACTCAGTTTAGTCAGTGCATTCGGGAAATGGCAAAGTTCAGCCTAAAGCTCAACGAGCCAGACCCTAGTGACAGAGGTGAAACAAGTAAATACGCAAGCTAATGATTCAGATTAAGAGAAATAACAATGTATTCTTCACATTAGAGGACTTCGGTGAGGGTTCTAAGCTGTCATATCAGCTTATGGACCACCACTACATCATCTTGAAGTTCACTACGGCTACTCCTGTCTATTTCGAGATTGGGGACTCCGTAGAGATTCCCGACTTCGGCTACTTTGAGCTTACATCATCATACTTCCCTAAGCACAATGATAGTGATGGCTACGACTACGAAATGCAGATGGATGCCTACTATATGTCTTGGAAGAATAAGATTTGCAAGTATCGCCCTCAGCACGGAGCCAACGAGACCTCCTTCAACCTCACCACAACTGTAGGTGTACACATGAACGTTATACTCGGCAACCTAAAGGCACTAGGTCTTACGTATAATGGCAAGGATTTCTCTGTTGACTACACTACGTACAACAACAAGGCTTTCGATGTTCAGAAGAGATTCTTGATAGAGTACGGCTCTATCAGCATTCTCGATGCTCTCAACGCCATCTGTTCTGAAGACGCACTCAACTGCGAGTGGTGGATAGATGGCTCTATTATATACCTTGGATATTGCGAAATGGAAGGGCAGACAACATTCGAACAGGATGTTAATGTTCTGTCTATGTCCTATTCGGAATCTAAGTCAACATATATTACGAGACTGTACGCATTCGGCTCAGACAGAAATATTCCGAAGGGATATTTCACTGGTGCCGATGCGGACGTCACCACCGATGGTGTTGCTACTGATTACCTCATGCTCCCTAACAAGGAAGTGGATAGTGATGGTTTCTACGCCAAGGATGGCTACCTGGAGAACGTAAATGTCGTAAAGAACAACAAGCAGGCTATCGAGGGTGTTGTGATGTTCGAGGAAGAATACCCAAAGGTTGAGAGTGTTGTCAGCAGTATCAAGACGTATGATAGCACCGTTGATAACGAAGACGGGACGAAGACTACACAGACGTTTTGGCAGGTCACTTCTACAGACTCTTTCACTAATAGCTTCAAGGAGAGTTGGATAAAGAGTAACCTCACTCTAGGTATCAAGTTCACTAGCGGTGCTCTCATGGGTATGGAGTTCGATGTTAGTTTCAAAGTCATTGACAAGGTTAACTACTTTGAGATTGTTGCTAATGACACTTACGGAAGAACTCTTCCCGATGGCGTTATGTGCCCGAAGGTAGGTGATAAGTACTTCCTGTTCAATTGGGACGCAACCAAGATTACAGATACGGACCTCATCCCTACTGCTCAGTTATCTCTGTTCGATAGAGCGAAGCAGTACTATCAGAAGACCATGATCAGCAATTCAAACTTCACCTGCACGATGGATGGCGACAAGTTCTACAATGATGGAATATACGATTACCATCCTCTCGGTGAACAGGTAAAGCTGATTAATGATATGTTTGCGCAGGTGGATGCGGATGGCAAGCACTACCGAAACTCTCGTATCATCGGAATGGAGATACCTTTGGATATCCCTTACGACCACCCTCAGTACACGGTTGGCGAGAAGGCAGCTACTAGCCGGTTGGGTAAGTTGGAAGATAAGGTTGATTCCATCAAGGTGAATGGAATGCAGATAGGCGGCACAGGAAGCGGTAATGGTGGAGGTGTCTATGTAATTGGCATGAACGATACCACTCCTGCATCCGATAGTAACGTTTATTCTGCTAGACGTTCTAGGATGGAGTTTGTATCTAGGCTGCAGGATAACACCGCAAAGGGCACAATCACTTGGGAAAAGGTGCAGAAGTTCTTTAGTGGGTTGCATGTCGGTAACTCCAACAATGAGAACGGAGGCTCGTGGACTCCAGACGCAGAAGGTCGTTCGCACCTCATCACAGATTACTTGGAGGTAAGAATGAAGGCTATCTTCGAGGAGCTGGTCATCAATAAAACATCCACCATCGGCGGTAAGGAGATAATCTCTCCTGCTGGCGGTGTGGTGGCTCATAAGGTAGAAGAGGTTACTGTGACATATAATAATGTGTCACAGAAGGCTTATCGTTGCTATTTCTTAGCAGAGCAGGAAGGCGATGCCGTGGATAATGATTTCGCTATTGGCGACCAAGTGCGCTCGGAATCATTCAATGTTCGCAAGGGCACTTATCACAAGGCAGGCAATCACTTTTACTGGAGATTAGCTATTGGACGTGATGAGGAACCAGTAGAGCAGGATGGTAAGAAATATCACTACATCGACCTCTCCGATACCGATTGCGCTACGGCAAGCAACGTACCTGCTAAAGGTGATGTGCTCAACCAGTGCGGTAATAGAACCGATGTAGAACGTCAGAACTGCCTTATCTTCTCGGCGGTAGATACCTATTCGCCATCCATCAGCCTCTATCACGGCATCAACAGCTATTCCTTTGCCAATAGGGAGTACGTGGAATATGGTGTGAATAAGCAGAATAACAAGGCATTCTTCAACGTCTATGGTGATATGTATGTAGGTGATAGACCTACAAAGGAGAATGGCTATGAGGGCAGCTCTTATATCAGATATGATAGCAGCACTAAGCAAATGTCTGTTAAGGCTAAGATTTCCGCTAAATCCACTGTGGATGGCAAGGAATTGTCTCAGTATTTCAAGAAGATTGGCGAATTGCAGAATCAGGTGGATGGTGCTATCGAAACGTGGTTCTATGATGGTGTTCCTACCTTGGAGAATGCCCCAGCCATCAGTTGGAAGACCGATAAGGATAAAGAAATCCATCTTGGCGACCTTTACTACAACAACAAGACGGGCAAGGCATACCGCTTTGCCAAGGATAGCAACACCTATAAGTGGACTCTCATTACAGATACCGACATCGCCAAAGCCCTTTCCGATGCAAGAATGGCACAGGAGACCGCAAACGGGAAAATGAAGGTGTTCAGCGTTCAGCCTACGACACCTTATCAGGTTGGCGATATATGGGTTAATGCCACTTATCCTTCTGACGGCAGTACCTACAAGAATGAGGTATTGCGCTGTCAGACCAACAAAGCGGCTGGTTCTCAGTTCGCCATCGGTGATTGGATTAAAGCATCTAAATACACCGATGATACCGTTGCCAACGCAGCCAAAAAGGCAGCAGAAGATGCTCAGAAGGCGGCACAGACCGCACAGACGGACATTAAGAACCTCGGAAAGACGGTCACTGATAATAAGAAGGAATTCGATAATTATGTTACCGATGGCTACCTAGAGCCTTCCGAGATTGCGGCAATGGCGCAGGATTCTAAGCGACTTGAAGATGATTTTGCGGCAGCACAGAAGTCGTACAATGAAGTGAAGGGAGCAGAGGTACTGAAGGACACCAAGGAACTCACTGACCTCACTTCCGCTTTTGCTACCCTCACGACTGCCAAGACGGAACTCGTTACGGATCTTTCAGATATATCTAAAAGATACAATGAGACTGATACCAACGGCAAGGCTGCTATCGTCTCAGCCGTGGGAACGAAGTTCACCAACTTTCAGTCCACATACAGCGCATTCTATGACAAACTTGGCTTGGCAAACGCCTATATCACTAGCAAGATATATGGTGACTTGAAGCAGAATATCACAGACCTCGCAGGTTACAAGTATCTCAAGGATGCGCTCGGTCAGACTACAGATATTGACGGTGGTCTTGTAATGACAACACTCCTTGCGCTGAGAGACGGAGACGGAAACGTTCAGAGCGGTATCAACGGAGCAATAGACCCAAATAGAGGAAAGAAGAGTATCGCAACATGGTGGGGCGGTCAGATGGTGGATAAGGACTATAATAGCGGAAATCTTACCCCTGCAACCTCCCTCATCCGCTTCGATGGCTCTGGCTACCTTGCAAACGGGGCTATATGGTGGGACGTGAGCGGAAAGGTTCACGCAGACCCTACATCGTTTATCATCAGCGAAAAGAATCTTGGCGCATACCTCATCTTCTTCGAGCCGACCTGGAAGGAAGGAAGTGCAGGAACGAGCGTTGCCGACCTTGTGTCTTTGAAGCCAAACGCACCATTCTCTAAACTTGGTGTATCGGGCGATGCTACCTTCGAGGGCGCAATCTCCTTCCATGGCATTAAGCTCACGTATGATGCAACCAATAAGGCTATCAAGATTGATGGCAATCTCTATGCCACAGGCGGTATCACGGCATACGGAGCAGGAGCTTCTACCACGGGCGGTGGTGGCGGCTTAAACGGCAGTGTGAAGAGTTATTCAAGTGCCTTGAAGCTTACATCAGAATCGCTGTCTGAGATAGCTTCTGCCTACTCCATCAAGGCTCTTGATTCTCGTATCTCTAGCCTAGAAGGAGGCTCGGCTATGAACGTTAGCGTTAGCGGTAGTGGAAACGCAGTGACAGCCATCAGTAAGAGCGGAACGACTATCATCGTGACAAAGGGAACAACGTTTTTGACTTCGCATCAGAGCCTTGCGAGCTACCTTACTAGGACTGACGCTGCCAGCTTGTATCAGCCAAAGGGAAATTACCTTACCGCACACCAATCGCTCGATGGTTATGTAAATGCAATAACAACAAGTGGAAGCGGTAATGCTATCACGTCTGTATCTAAAAGCGGAAAGGGTATTACATTTACTAAAGGTGCTACATTTTTAACTTCTCACCAAAGTCTTGCTAACTATTATACCAAAAGTAGTGTAGATTCACTTCTTAGTGGTAAGTCGGCAACTAGTCATACACATAGTGTTAAGATTAACGGTGTTACTAAAACTATTGCAGCTACTGGTGGAACTGCTGTAGATTTAGGAACTTATCTTACTTCTCATCAAAGTTTAGCAAATTATGTTACTATTAATGATAGTAGACTTAGTGATAGTCGTTATCCTAAATTTGCTAATAATACTTGGTATTTAGTAGGAGATGACGCTTATATTGGAGGCCACAATATTGGTGGTACGTTTTGTATTAAATCTGCCAATAATGTCAATGTAAGTGGTATAGCAATATATAATAGTGACGAAACTAAAGTTGCTAAACTATGGTTTGATAATACAAACATAAACCTTGATAAACAACTTGTTATGAATAACAAGCGTATTTGGATTCAAGGTGTCGGTACTGCTGGAGGTAATAATAATAGACTTACTCTTGTAGCAGGTATGCCTAGCGGATTAGCATTTAATACTTCATGCCGTGGAACAATTCTTTATTCTAACGGTATAGCATTTGCTGACCCATATAATGGTAATTCAAATAATGATAGTGGATGGATTAGACATTTAGAAACTTCTGCTAATAGTGGAACTTTAGAAATAGCGGTAGGTGATGATGCTTCAAATGAGCAAATTCATTTTAGATGGTATAATACAAATTCTAGTGCAGAAACTATAGCACACGATATAACTGTTCCTAGAGCTACAGGTACTTTAGCTTTAACTAGTCAAATACCTACTACTCTTCCTGCAAATGGAGGTAATGCTGATAAATTAGACGGTTATCATGCTAATGGACTTCTTACTGCTCTATCTAATTCTGATAAGGGAATTAGTATAACAGTTGGTGGAACTACCAAAAGTATTTCAAATATTAGTGTTAATTATGCTAGTAGTGCTGGCAATGCTGATACTGTTGATGGTTATCAAGTTAATGGCAGTAATGTTGCACCCTATGGACATATACCTAGTATAGAAAACGATGGAGTAATGGAAGTAGGTAAATATATTGACTTTCATAATGATAATAGCGGTAAACATGATTTTTCTACTAGATTACAAACTACTGGTAATTATGGAAATTCAGTTTATTTGCCATCGCATAATGGTACATTAGCGTTAATTTCTGATAATGTAGCTTCTGCAACAAAACTTGCGGCAGCAAGAACGATATGGGGTCAAAGTTTTGATGGTACTGGTAATGTTAATGGAACTATTTACATAAATAATAGTAACTCTAGTAATGGAGCTATACGATTAAATAGTGATATAAGTTCTAATGCTCGTATATCAGCTATAGACGACCAAGTAATATTTAATACAGGTAATGCTATTCGTTTTGGTGAAACTGCTTGGGATTGGAATAAATGGGCTGGTCTTAAATATAATCATTCTGATAAAACTATTTATCTTGGTATAGCTAATGGTTCTATATTTAATGCTAATAGTCCACAAAGTGATGGTACGCTTAGACTTGCAGGTATTAAAACTGTAACTCCTGATAGTGGAGCTAGAATTGGATGTAGTGGTAGTTTATATATAGGTAACGCTAATAATTCTGGTTGGGTTTATGTTCAAGACATGTGTAGTCAAGTAAATAGTAGTTATTGGAACATAACACAAAATGGTAGTGCTACGTTTAAAAGTCTTACTGTTACTGATGTTATTAGTTGTAATAGTATTAGTGTTAGTAACAATGCTATTATTGCTGGTAATTTATCAGTTAACGGTTTAATAACAGCTAAAGCTATAAATGCTACTACTGCTGACGTAAACGCTTTTGGTACTAAAGTAAATAATTGGGATGGTAGTATTGCTGCTAATGTTACTAATATGTTTAACGGTATTCCTCAGGATAA